GCCAGCAGCAGCAAAGCCAGTAACTAAGAAAGAAGAGGAATAATCCGATGGCAGTTTATTTAGCAAATACAGGAGTTCTAACTGTTAATTCGGTTGATCTCTCATCATTGGTCACAAATGTGGTCATCAACCGCTCATTCGATGAGCTGGAAATCACCGCACTTGGAGATTCAGGTCACAAGTATGTTAAGGGATTGGAAGCCTCAAGCATCACAATCGACTTCTTGAACGACTCTGCATCTGCCAAGACACTACAGACATTAAACACAACTTGGGGTACAAGCGTTACTGTTACATTTAAGCAGTCATCTGCAACAACATCTGCTGAAAACCCACTTTACACAATGACTTGCTTGATCAATAACACAACACCTGTAAATGGTGCTGTTGCTGATCTATCAACACAGTCTGTAACATGGAATGTTATGGGCACAATCGCAATCACAACTTCGTAATCAATTAACAAAGGGGCAGACACATGGCAAAACTAAAGATCGTTCGTAATGATGGAAGCGTTATCGAGGGCGAAATCACACCTGCTGTAGAATACTTTTTCGAACAGCACACAAAGATGGGGTTTCATAAGGCGTTCAGAACCGAAGAGATGCAGAGCCATGTGTACCTTTTGGCTCATGAGATTATCCGCAGGTCAGGTGAAACTGTTAAGCCTTTCGGGATGGAGTTTATCGAGACACTTAAGAGTGTCGAGGTTTTAGACTCCGACCCTTTAGCTTAAAGCGCGATCTTCCATTCACCTATCTAATCGCTAGGCTAAGCATTAGATTGGGGATTGCGCCACAGCACTTATTGGAGTTAGACAAGAACATGCTCGACGCACTTGTGCAAGGGCTCAAGGATGAAGCTAAGGAGTCTCAAGATGCCAGCAACCGTCAAAGGCGGCGTTGAACTTCGTAAGGCTCTTCGTAAGTTCACTCCAGATCTAGCAAAAGAAACACAGAAAGAAATCGCGGCAGCCCTAAAGCCAATTACTAAGAGTGCCAAGGGCTACTTGCCAGATGATAATCAAGTCTTAAGCGGATGGTTGCCTCGTCAAATGTCTGAGGCAACTTTCCCGACTTACACAGCTCGTGTTGCTAAGCGTGGCATTGGCTATAAGTCATCACCGTCTAAACCAAATCGCAGAGGCTTTAGATCCCTTGCTCGCGTGTTTAACAATAGTGCCGCTGGAGCAATTTACGAGACCATGGGGCGCAAGACCCCTAACAGTCGCTTTGTCCAAAATCAGACCAATAAGTACAACTCTCAGATGAAGGGCAAAGACAAGATGGAAGGTCGCGCCCTGTTTCGTGCTTATGAAGAAAACAATGGCAAGGCTAGAGAAGCAGTCTTAGATGCTATTCAGACCGCTGCTAATAAATTAAATCAGCGTGCTTCGGTGAGAGGTTAATCATGGCTAATGTAACCATTGACATTGCAGCGGAGTTCACTGGCAATAAAGCGTTCAAGCAAGCTGAGACTTCTACTGACAAACTTATTAGAGGCGTAAAAAAGCTTGCTGCTGCAACAGGTCTTGCTTTTGGTACTGCCCAAGTTATTGCTTTTGGCAAGGCATCTGTCAAAGCAGCTCTAGATGCACAGGCTCAGCAGCAACGCCTAGCTAACCTTGTCAAGGTAACTGTCGGGGCTACAGACGCCCAGATCCAGTCTCTCAATGATCAAGCCCAAGCACTGCAAGAAATTGGTGTTGTCAATAAAGAAAACATCACTCAGACACAATCACAACTTGCAACATTCAACCTTCAGATCGACACGATCAAGGCTTTAACACCTGCCATCCTTGATTATGTAACAGCAGAAAAGGGCGCAGCGGCTTCCGCCGATGAGTTCAAGTCTATGACTAACGGCTTAGCCCAAGCCCTTAACGGCAACTTTGCTTCCCTCACTAAGGTGGGCTTCGTCCTTGATGAGACTACAAAGAAAACAATTAAGAACGGCACAGAGGCAGAACGAGCAGCAGCCCTTGTCGCAGTCCTAGATTCAACCTACAAAGACTTTAATAAGAACCTTGCATTGACCGATGCTGGACAGATGCAGATCCTAGCCAATGCAGCCGATGATGCAGCTGAAAACATTGGTGTCGGTCTTATCGATGCCCTCAAGACTCTTGGTAAAGATAACTCAGTCGAAAACCTTGCCAATGACATGGAAAGAGCATCTCTTGGCGCAGCAGACTTTATTCGAGGCTTGGCGGAGATCACAAGCTTTAGTGTCAATGGCGAGACTAAGTCCCTGATCGGTCTATTGACTACACCATTCAAGCGTTCCCTTTCCGCTGGTCCATTAGGCGCAATTGCTAGAATGGGTGTCAAGACAGGCGATGTGAAGGCAGCCGATAACGCTCACCTCAAGTCACTTCAGGATCAATTCGCAGTTATAAAAAAGACCAACGAAGTCAATAAGAAACTTACAGCCGATGAGCTAAAGAAACTCAAGGCTGCTAAGTTAAAGGCAGCTATTGACAAGGCGAACCTTGCCCTTGGTAAAAGTGAGGAAATCTTCGACCTTGACAAGATTCAAGTTGCAGCAGCTCTTACTAACCAAGCAGAGCAGTTAGGCAAGGCAACCAGCGGAGCACAGTTGTTGCAGATTGCTAATGACACTGCCCGCCTCAATGTTAAGAAGTCAATCCTTGCTTTGGAAGATGCCATCCAAGCCAAGGATGAGGCAGCTATTATTGCTGCAACAAAGAAGCTCAATGAGGATCTCAAAGTCCTCAATGCATTAACTGGTCAAAAGACTCAGATGCAAACTATTGAGTCAATCCTTGCTGGTCTAAAGCCTAAAGAGTTAATTGACCAGAAGAACCTTGATGAAGCACTACGCAAGATCCGCGAGATGCTTGCAGAATTAGCCAAGGTTGGAACAGGCACAAAGGGCGGCACTTCTGGCGGCGGCGGTGGTGGAGCAGCTACAATCACCCAACCTAGAAGCATTGAAGAGATTAACAAGTCAGTTGCAGAGCTTGGGCTTAACACAGTCATCCAGCCTAACCTTCGTGAGTACACGCCTGACCAAGGCATGATCTCAGGCATTAGCCCTAATGGTCGTGAGTTTAACTTTACTGTCAATGTGAACACAGGCATCGGAGACCCTAACGCTATCGCTGAAGCGGTTACACAGGTCATTCAAGATGCAGTCGATCGTGGAACTCTACGAGGTGGGGCTTACTAATGACATGGCTTCCAGAGTGGCGAGTAACAGTAGGTGATGATGTCTATACGACTGTCACCTCTGTGTCGTACGCCTCTGGTCGCCTAGACATTGATCGTCAGGCTACTGCTGGCTACTGCCAAGTAGAGATCATCAATACAGATAATTCACCTTTCACCATCAATGTCACAGAGCCAATCACTTTAGAGCTGAAGAACTCATCTGGCACTTATGTGACTGTATTCGGTGGCGAGGTTTCAGACTTCTCTATTGGAGTGCGTAGCCCTGAGGAATCTGGCTACATCACCACAGGCAAGATCCTAGGCATTGGCTCACTGGCTAAACTCACCAAGGCTGTCTATAACACAGCCCTTGCAGAAGGTTTAGACGGAGCACAGATAGCCGCCATCCTTGGCGCAGCTCTTAACCTGACTTGGGCAGAAGTAACTCCGACTGTCACATGGGATACCTATCCAGCCGATGTTACTTGGGATAACGCTGAGTCCTACATTGGCACTATTGACTCAGGCTTCTACACCATGATTGCCCTAGCTGCTAACGCTACGGCTAAAAGCCAGACCCTAGTCGATCAGATTGCCACTAGCGCACTTGGAACGATTTACGAGGAGAAGGATGGAGATGTTTCCTATGACGATGCAGACCACAGATCTAACTACCTCGCAGCAAATGGCTTTACTAACCTTGATGGGTCGTATGCAACCCCATCATCTATCACTTCACAAACTCAGATTGCTCGTATCCGTAACAGCCTTATCTACAAGTACGCCACAGGATACGCCAGCACCTACAGCACCTCTGATACCGACTCCATAGCCTCTTACGGGCTCTTTGAGCGTTCGGTTGAGTCCAACATCAAGAACCTTGCAGACATTACCGACATCGCCTCTAGAGAGCTTAAACTGCGCAAGACTCCACGCGGGTCATTGGGAGCGATTACCTTCCGCCTAGACAATCCCGACATGCCAAGCGCGATGCTTGACAACCTCATCAATGTCTTTTTCGGTCAGCCTGTCTTAATTACTAATCTGCCTTCTAACTTACTTGAAGGTCAGTTCGATGGCTTTGTGGAGAATGTCGCCCTTCGTGCCACTCCGACATTTGTGGACATCACCCTTTATGTCTCAGCGACAGACTTCTCACTATCAACAACCCAATGGGAAACAGTATTGCCAGCCTCACTCATCTGGACTGGCGTAAATGGTACACTTGACTGGACTAACGCGACTGGAGCACTAACCTAATGGCATCTACAACGAACTATGGATGGACTACACCTGATAATTCAGGATTAGTCAAAAATGGAGCACAAGACATCCGCACCCTTGGTGATGCTGTTGATACGGCTCTTTGGAATGTAGGGTACGGTCAAGCTGGTAAGAATAAAGTCATTAACGGTGATTTTGGCATTTGGCAGCGCGGTACATCGTTTTCATTAAATACGGAATACACTGCCGATCGTTGGACAATGTTATGGGATGGCTCAGGAGCAACTCGATTAATTACGCGCCAATCATTTACTCCAGGAACGGCTCCTGTCTCGGGTTACGAAGGACAATACTTCCTTCGTTTTGCTCAATCTGTCGCGGGATCTAGTAGCACTTATAATGTTTTGAATCAAAGAATCGAAGATGTTAGAACTTTTGCTGGACAAACTGTTACGTTTTCTTTTTGGGCTAAGGCGTCTGCTTCTATTTCTATGGCAACACCACCAGCATTGAATCAGAACTTCGGCTCTGGTGGCTCTTCAACTGTTTATCCAGGCTTTACTGGTACTGCTCCAGCATTAACAACATCATGGCAGCGATTTAGCTTTACTACTACTGTTCCATCTGTTGCAGGAAAAACAATCGGTGCAGGTTCTTATCTTGAAATCGGCTTCAACATGCCACTCAACACAACCTTCACCATTGACATCTGGGGTGTGCAGCTTGAGTACGGCTCAAAGGCAACACCATTTGAGACTGCAACAGGAACAATTCAAGGAGAATTAGCCGCTTGTCAGAGGTACTACTGGCGTTATACAAATTCTAGCGATTATAAGTGCTATGGAACAGGTATTTATGAAAGCACAACTTTAGCGAATGTGTTTATTCAGAATCCTGTTTCAATGCGTGTTGCGCCTACATCTATTGATTTTGCAAATGTTTTGCTTTACGACGGTGCAAGTGGTCAAACAATTACGGGCATTGTTTTTAATACTTCTGGACAATTTGGCAGCACGATTAAGCCAAGTATTGCCTCTGGCGGTACTGTTTCTCGCGCTTGTCAATTATTAACAGCAAATGGTTCTGTCGCCTACCTCGGATTTAATGCGGAGTTGTAAAATGGAAAATGTAACCTTTATTGAAATCACAGACCCATTGACAAATGAGGTCGTTGAACACGCAATCATCGATCGAGGCAATGGTGAGTTTACATCAATGCTTAAAAGCACATACGATGAGTTAAAGGCTAATGAAGCCAAGACTATCTAAAGCAGCGGCGCAGCTTCGCCTTCAAGTAGATGATTGCTTCGCAGATCGTGATAGGCGTAGCGATGGCACGACCGGCGATCCCCGTCATGCTGTCCGTAAGTCGGATCATAATCCAGATGAACAAGGCTGGGTACGGGCTTGGGACTGCGATCGTGATTTACACAAAGGCGGAAAGCCCGACATCATGCCCGATCTTGTTGATCAGATTCGACTCTTATGCAAGTCTGGCATTGAAAAGCGCATTTCCTACATTATTTTCGATGGAAAGATCTACTCCAGCATCCTTAACTGGAAACCAAGAAAATACACAGGGGCGAACAAACATAATCACCACGCCCATTTTAGCTTTAAGAAAGAAGCTGACAATGATGGTGCTTTTTTTCAAGTACCTATGTTAGGAGCATCTAATGGATAATCTACTTCTCATCATTGCTGGCGTTGCAGGTGTCGCAATCCTTCCTGCACTTCGTCAGGCTATTAAGTCTTACCGCGCTCGTAAGTCAGCAGCAGACATCATTGTCGATGCGCTAGAAGCAGCCATCGATGAGGTAGATAAGAAGTGACACAGACAGACTTCTTTCAGCTCTACATTGCCACCATCGTTGCACTCGGTGGTCTTTCAGGCTTTGTGATCACACACCTACTAGCTGAGATCAAGCGACTTCATGCGCGTGTCGATGAGATCTATAACATCCTTCTAGAGCGATAATAAAACCATGGCAAAAAAGAGGGTTATCGATCTAGAGACCTATGGGGCTTTAGATGCTTGGGCTATCTCATTGCAGGAAATGTACAAAGCCTTACGCAGAGCTGGCTTTACTGTAGATCTTGCATTAGCAGTAATTGTTGAACCCTTGGCTTACCCGCGCTGGATACTTCCAGAGCCTATCGATCCAGAGAAGCTGGGCGATTACGAGGATGAGGATGACGATTAAGCGCATTGTTGTAGTCTCAGACTTGCAAGTGCCTTACCATGACAGGGTTGCTACTCGCAACCTTGCTTCATTTATTAAGAAGTTTAAGCCAGACCAAGTAGTTACCATTGGCGATGAGATCGACCTACCACAGATTTCCAAGTGGGAAGAGGGTCGCATGGGCAGCTACGCCCAGACCCTAGACGATGACCGCAATGAGGCTGTCGATCTATTGTGGGAGTTAGGCGTTACAGACTGCATCCGTAGCAATCACACAGACCGCCTGTATAACATCATCATGGCTAAAGTGCCAGCGTTCGGGGCATTGCCTGAGTTACGCTTTGAGAAGTTCATGAAGTTCGATGAGCTAGGCATTACCTTCCACAAGAACCCTATGCCGATTGCGCCTAACTGGATTGCAGTTCATGGAGACCACACACCCATCAAGCCACAAGGGGGCTTATCAGCCCTTGAGGCGGCTCGTAGGCATGGAAAGAATGTCATCTCAGGACATACTCACAGAGCGGGCAGATCAGCCTTCTCAGAGGCTTCTGGAGGGCGTATAGGGCGTGTCCTGCATGGTGTTGAGGTAGGCAATCTCATGGACTTTAAGCAAGCTGCTTATACCAAGGGCGTTGCTAACTGGCAGCAAGCCTTCGCCATCATCTATGTAAACAAAACTAAGGTGCAAGTGGATCTGATTAACATTGAGAAGGATGGCACCTTCATCGTGGCAGGAAAGTCATACGGACGACCAAGATAATCGTTATCATTTCGTTATCTAAATGTGCTTGATTAGTCTGTCATCTATGCAACACTAAGTCTGTGAGCAACCAAGGGCGTTGCTACAGATAGGCACAGAAATGGCGAATACAGACAAGCTGCTTCTTATCTGCTTACTTGGAATGATTGTAGGTTTTATCATGATCACAATCGATGTCCAGAAGCGCAGCTATGAAAAGGGCGTAAGAGATGGTTACCATCGTGGGCGTAGCATCAAGGGGCAGGAATGAAAGCCAGTGAAATCCTGCTCACAGCCACAGACACGATCTCTCAGCGTGGGCTTTCATACGGTCATCCTACGGATAACATGCAACACACCGCGATGCTCCTCAGTGCATACCTACAAACACCAATTCACGACTACCAAGTGGCAGGGATCATGGTCTTGGTCAAGCTTGCAAGGACTAATCAGTCAGCACAGCAGATCGACACATGGATCGACATGGCAGCCTACGCGAGCATCGCAGGGGAACTAGCAA